TAGACCTTCTGCTCCTGGTAAGATGCAACATGCTTATCGAGTAGATGATCTTAAATATGTCAATGGAATGTGGCAAGTATACAGCAAAGAGCTTGTACCAGTAGCATTTAACTGGACAGATAATGGTATTGCTGTAGAGGATATCATCATCACAGACAAGAATGGTGCTAAACTTCCTGACCAAATGACACATGTAGGTGACTATTTTGTGTTTGACCAAACTGCAACTGGTGATACAGGTGTAGGTGGTGTAGGAGATGGAAACTACTATTGGAGAAAATTCAAGCTTAGAACTTCAGGAGAAATCTGGCTTTCTGCTTGGAACTTAAACCACTTATTGTTTGGTTAAGGGGGTGGGGTATATCCCCTCCCTATTTTTATTGGAGGAACTATGGAAGACATTTGTAAACAAAAGGACTGCTCTTGTGAGAATGTAGGTATTGGAGACTGTACCAAGCTACAAGAGCTAAATGACCTTCAAATTAGACCTAAGATGAGAGCTATTTTAAAGGCTGAGTGGTGTAACTTACCTGAAGCTATTAGAAGAGGCTTCTATGGTGTTTGGTGTGTTCTTAAAAACATTATTAACCAACTGTGCTATATCCTTACTAAGCTAGAGTGCTTAGAGTCTAAGGTAGATAAGCTGTGCTCTATTGCTAAGTGTCAGGATGAAAGAATCACAGGTCTTGTGGAACATATTAAAGGAAAAATGCTTGAAAATGTTGTCTTTGGTATGAAGGGTGTAGGTACATCTGCCAATTCTGCTGGATATGGAGACACTTTCACTTCTGTGACTGTACAACAAAATGGTGACTTTGCTATTGTGTGGAACATGGTTTATGCAGGTAGAGAAGTAGGTAGAGGTACTATCACTGGTAAGGTATCCCACATGTACACTATGAATGAAGATGGTAGTGTTAAAGCCCACGTATCTAGAGTTGACTTTGACCAAGTTAAGTATGTAGGGGATGGTGGTAGCTATGGTAACAATGCTACTTTCTCTATCCAAGACACAAATGGAAGAACTGTATGGACTAAATCATATCAAGCAGGATCAAGCTTCACAGAGAAACCTGGATCAATCTCCATTGGTAAGGAAACAGTCCTTAGACCACAAGGTGGAAGCACAGGAGATATATTGCTATTCAAGACACTTGACCAGTGGGATTTTGACCCTACATCAAGTGATGTGAGAGCTACCTATGTAAATAACAACTCACCTCTACCTAAAGTTGAAGGATGTGTTATTGACTGTGATAACTGCTAGGAGGCACTATGTTTGAATATTGTCCTAATTGCAGATGCAGGATAAAGTTCTATAAGGCTCATGAATGTGAGAAGATGAAGCATAACCTAGCCGACTCTGTGAAGTTGGCTGGTGATGCTATTGCCAATGGAGAAGAGTGTAAAGTAAAAGAAAATACAGCACATGGTTTCTTCAGAATATGGTGTAATATCAAGAACATTATTGAGATCATCTGTGATATAATTAAACGTATGAAGTGCTTACAGCGTAAAGCACAAAAGGTTTGTGAAGTACAGCACTGTTTAGCTGAGAGAATTGAAAGTGTCAATAGATTCATTGGTGTGTACAACTCAGATCAGGCTAGTAAACCATCTCCTGACCAATCAAATTGGGAAGCTGAGAAGAGAAGACTTGAGTCTGATTATCAGGCTAGTCTAAATGGTTATAATGCTAGAAGGGCTGAATATGAAAGAGCCTTACAAGCATACAATAATAGTAACTCTAGCTATGCTTCTGCTCTTGCTTCTTACAATGCTAGAAAAGCTGACTATGAAAGAAGAAAACGTGAGTATGAAGCAGGTAACAACCAACAAGGAGGAGCTACTAAGTGGCAAGAAGCTTGGGGTACATTCCAACGTAATGGTGCACCTCTAGATGTTGCTATGGGTGGATCACCTAATGGTAGTGTCCAAGGTATTGACCTCAGTGAAGCTCACAGAAATGGTTATGGTCAAGGTATTGGGTTCACTTCTAAGAATAATGAAGGTACTATTGTAGATATCCAATTAAACCTCTTAGGTTACTCCTATGAGGCTGGTGTTGGAGGAAGACTACAAGGATGGTATGTTCAATATGGTGGTACTTATGATTGGTACTTTGATGTGTATGCTTCTACTGATGGAGGAAACAACTATTCAGTAGTTCAAAAGGATATTCTACTTGCTAAGCATGCAGATACACAGAAGCTTGCTTATGAGCCTAACTGGCATCTATCAACTATTAAGTGGAATAAAACATTCACTAACTTGCCTGCTAACTTTACTCACTTGAAAGTAGAGGTAAGAGGAAGTAATCCAGGGGATAGACACCAAAATGTGTATACAAGAGAGCAGATTATTAGAGCACCTTTCCCTCCATTCACTGAACAACCCCCTGTGAACAATGCTACTAAGCCTAAACCATTTAATGAGCAACCTCCTAAGAAACCTACTATTCCTCCTAAACCTGAGAAGAAAGTAGAAACTATTCCTCTCATTAAAGGTGGATGTGACCTTATGGATTGCAAGTTTGATTGCTTTATTGATGATAAATAGGAGAAATTATGTCAGATTGTATTAACTGTCAATGTGAAGAGATTGTACCAGGATCAACAGCCTGTGCATCTCTCTATAAACAAAATGATGACAGAATTAAACTTCATTCCCTTGTGCTAAGGGATACAACTCTTTGTGACCTACCTGAGCAGACTTCTAAAGCCTTCTATTCACAGTGGTGTTTTAATAAGAATCTAACTTCACAAGTATGTTGGTTAATGAATAATAGCTCAGGAGGTAAAACTTATAAAGCAGGTAAGGATATTAGTATCTCAAATGATGGTGTTATCTCATTCACAGGTACTATCCCAACACCTTCTCCTGCTTATGATGATGCTGACCTCAGAGCTGAAAATGCTAGACTTAAAGGTGCTTTAATGAAAATCATTAACAATCTTACAGCTAGTGGAGCTTGGCAAGGAGGTCTTGAAGGAGACTTTGTGCCTAGAAGAAATATTGCCACAGGTAATATCAACTTGTTCTCTAACACAGTAGATAGTGACTTCTTCATCCGTACTAATAATGGTAAAACAGAAAATGACTTAGCAGGAGGTATTAACTAATGGGATGTACAACTTGTAGTGGAAATCCTAACACATGGTGCACTCAGTGTATGCCTGCTGAGGACACTTGGGTAGCCCCTGTGGATAAATTGCCTGATGTGTTTATGGGTGATAGAGACCACATGTATCTTCTTCCTAATGGAGATCTATTTATTCTTTCTCCTGATAGAACTAGATGGATAAAAGTGAATGGTCAAGGTGGTGGAGTCACTTATGATGATACTAAAGTTATCAATAGACTAAAAGCTCTAGAAGGTAAAACAGATAACTTCATCTCATCTGTGAATGTATCAAGAAATGGTAACAAAGTAAAACTTACTTATACCCTTGTGGATGGTACTATCAAGGAAGTTGAGTTTGAGGATAAGGACACTGTAGCTTTAGCTTATGATGATACAGCACTGAAAGCTAGGGTGGACGAACTTGAAAAGGTTAAGTATAAGGATAAGGACACTACTGTGTACCCTTTTGTGGATTATGAGTTGGTAGAAGCTACTAAGCCTTTTAGAGTAGGTACAATTGATAGTGCCTTCCATACTTATAAGTACCCTAGCTCTAATAAACCTATGACAGAACCCTTAATAGAAAGTGTTCTAGAGTTTGATTTTGTCCTTTATGAAAAGAATAGTGGAACAGGTAAAACTTTAACTAGATCAGGAACACAGTTCAACATAGCAAAGGTGGGCAGAAAGTTTGATGAATTATATAATGAACAAACTTACGCACTAACTAATAATACAACTTTATTGATTAAGCTAAGTACTGTATGGAAAGATACAGATAACAAATTTAGGTTCGACCTTAATATGACTCTTATCTATAAAGAACGTGATGGAGACTTTGTAAGAGAATACAATCATACCATCACTCCTGATGAAATTGACTCAAGAGAAGAAGCACACATTTCTGTGCAAGTAGATGGAGTAGAAAAGGGTTACTCTAAACTTACTTTAAGTAATGTATTTATAGGTATGTCTAATTTTGGCTATAGAGTCTATAAACAAGTAGGAGATAATGCTTATACAAAATTGGAGGCTATAAATGAGTAAAACAGTATATAATAAGACAACACAAAAAGTTGTACCAACTACTACTCCTTATGATGATACCTCTTTGAAGGCTAGGATCACAGCGTTAGAGAACAAACCTGATAACGATAAGCAGACTTTAACCTTTAATGCAGGTAATAGGAACTTATCTATTAGTAATGGCAACTCAGTTACTCTACCTAATGATAATCAGACAATCTCTAAGCAAGGGAATAAGCTGATCCTATCTAATGGTGGAGGTGAAGTTGAACTCCCTGTGCCTAACACTTCTGTGCCTTATGATGACACAGCACTTAAGAAAAGAGTTAGTGATCTAGAAGCTAGACCTGATAATGATAAGCAAACTCTGACAGTTAATAATAATACATTATCAATTAGTGGTGGTAACTCAGTTACTCTTCCTTCACAAAGTATCCATAGGTTCTATGATGGAGATATTTCTGGTACAGCTGATACAACTAACACACGTACTGTACAAAAGACTAACTTTAGGAATCCTGATGGTATTAAAGTAGGAGATACAGTAGAAGACTTCTACTCAGACCAAAATACTATCAATAGAGGTATTTGGAAAGTCATAGAAGTAAGTGGAAACAATGTCAAAGTTCAGGGTATTGGTAATTACAATACTAGTCTGTGGAAAAATTTAACATTCAATGCTAATACAAGAGAGTTATCACTTAGTGGAGGTAATAAGGTAACTCTGCCTCAATATGTGTCACCTGAAGAGTTTACTACACTTAAAAATGAGTACAATAAACTCAAAGGTGCTTTTGAGAAACTTCTACAGGATCTTAAAGGTTCAGGAGCATGGAAACAAACAGGTGGAACTATCTTTGAGGGTAATCTGTACCCTGATAGACACATTGCCACAGGTAATATTAACCTCTTTGGCGGAACTGTGGATGGTAGTGCATTCATTAGAACTAACAATGGCAAGACTGAGAATGACCTTGCAGGAGGAATCAATTAATGGCAGATCAAGCTACACTTAATCAGGAACAGATTACTAAGGTAAGGCAAGCCCTTAGCCTTAATATCTATTCTACTGACAGTGGTACTAAGACCTATATCAGTGGGAACAGTTTTAGGATTGAAAACCCTATGCTTGTTCCTTCTGTTGATGGAGGTCAAATTGCTGTTGGGCATGTAAATACTGAAGGAAGTATCTACTATGATCTTGTGGTAGAAGGTACTAAAGTTAAGGCTAGAAATACTAGAGCTGTAATTAAATCTGTGTCCTACACTAAGACACCAGGACTTACAATTTATGGTAGTTTTGGTAATGCTTCTTATGGAATTAACACTCCACAAGGGATGATCTTTAATAAGTCCTATGACCCTGCTTTTGGGAATAACTGGACTGAAACAATTAATAAACAACTAAATATTAATGATGTTGAGATCTCATCAAAGGTTAATGAGCAGAGAGGTGATGTAGCCACTACTATTGACCAATGGCAATTCAGTCCAACAACTGCTACTGTGTCATTCAGTTTGACTGTGCCTAATACAAGTATACTTAACATCCCTCAAGCACCTAAAGAGGGTACACTTGTAATCAAGTATGTAGATAATGTTACAGGAGCTACACTCACCACTGAGACTAAGAAAGTACCTGGTGATACAAGTCAGTCACATACTGCTCCTGAGATCTATAGGGCTACTTATAAGATCACTGGAAACAGAACACAATCTGTGACTGTGCCTTCAGGACAAACTAGAGAGCTTACCTTTAGATATAATCCTATTTATGGACAGATTGTTAAGTTCATTGATAAGGACACAGGAAGAGAGATTCAGACTCAAAGTTACACTCCTGTGACTCATGGAGACCCTTTCAGGAAAGACCCTCCTTCTATTCCAGATTATAGGCTTGTACCAGGTCAGAACCCTATTAATGTACCTAGAGTAACTGGTAATGGTAACTACTCATTTAGATATGAGAGGATACCAACTACTGCTAATGTTATTGTTAAGCATCTTAATAAGGCTAATAATCAACCTCTACGTGGGGATGTAACTCTAAGTAATCAGACTATTGGTAGCAATGTAAGCTACAATGCTCCTGCTATCACTAACTATGCCCCTGAGAAGACTACCTATACTCACACTGTGGTTGAAGGTAACAATGTCATTACTGTGTACTACACAGAAAATGCTAAGATTAGACCGTGGGCTATTAGAAAGTCTAACACTTGGAAGTCTCTTAACACTACAAGACAGTGGATGAAGATTAGAAGAACAGCTAACCAAAACTTTTGGGATACTAAACCTAATGCTGAAATCTATGCTACTGATACTGGAAAAGAAAACTACTCACCATCACGTATTCGCAAGGGTGGTAAGTGGAAAGCACAAGGAAAGATTGGTGACTAATGGCTATTGATGATAAAACAACTAGACTGAATGAAGCTACATTCACTAGTTATGGTGAAAATCCTAAGGATCGCTGTTGGTATGATGAATGTGACTGTGATGAAATTCCTGTTGCAGATTGTCAACGACTAGTAGATGAGAATAACAAGGGTGTAGGACGGTTTGCATGTATGGCTGAGAGTCAGAAATGCTACAATCCTAAGTTCTTCAGTTCATTCATGAAGAAGCTTGCTTGTCAACTTAACCACTATATTCAGAACATCTGCGCATTGTGGGATATGGTACAGTGTATGGCTGAATATCTATCAAAGATGGGTGATGTAGGTAGTGTTCAAGTAAACTACGCTAGAAACTCTGCTGTGTCTTCTGCTGACTTCTATCACCCTATCACAGAAGGTTATGATCTAGACCTCTACATGGACTCAACTACAGGAGTTGTAGCTGGTGAGTCTGATGATGGAAGAAGAAAGCAGACTGATCGTAAGTATCGTGTTTACATCAGATGGTGTGCTGATGGTACTTCACTAAACCCAGCCCAAGATAACACAATGGAGCTTGTGGTATATCACTCAGGAGAACAGTATACTGAAGACCTTAGAAAGAACCGTGGAGTACACTGGCAGATGACTGGTATCTCAGATGGTGCTATGGAGATGTCTGATAGTATTATCGTTCCTGCTGGACAGCATGTTAAGGTGAGAGTAGAGCCTGCTAACTCTTCTTCAGGTGTATTCCGTGTACACCAATTCAAGCTAGAGTATACTCCTGTTATGGATGCACAAGATACCCCTGAATGTCTTAAACTTACAGAACTTCCTAAGGATGACTGTAATTGTCCAAAATAAAAAAGAGAGCTTAATTGCTCTCTTTATTTTTTCTTGTGCTTCTTAAGTCTCTTATACAGTGCTTGTGGTGTAGATAACCCTAGCACAGTCTGAGTGTATTCAATGTAGCCTGAGTAAAGCATTTGATAGTAAAGAAGGTTCTGTTGTTCACGGATCTTCTTTTTTCTTGCTCGCATAGCTTTTCTTTCTCTTGTGCTGTGAGAAAGCTTAATAGCTTCAGTAAGCTTGTCAAATTCTCTTTCTAGCTTGATATACTCATCAGATGCCTTAGCTGGTGATGACTTAGGTTCTTCTGCTAACTTAACCTTTTCAATATCAACATTCATACGACCATAACTCCTCTCCACAGTTCTTTATATAAATAGTTATATCACCTTTTTGAACTCTAGTAATCTGGTCATCTCCTGACCATTTCTTAATGAACTTCTGTCTCTTCTTAAAGCCACAGATAGTTTCATCATAGTAACAATTACCAAGCTCATCAATCAGTTTCACTTGGTACACCTTTATAAAATTCATACATACTCCTCGATATTACCAAGTCACTAACTTTAACCCTAGTCTTCTTAGGGTATCTAATCTTGCACATACCTCTTGTGAGCTTATAGTAAGCCACAAGCATGTGTCCTACATCATTAGGGGTAATGATCCTCTCTTTGCTGTCTACAAAAGGCTGATCTAGATACCACTTCATGAAGTCAATAGCAAACTTCTTATACTCCTGTGCATTAAACCTATCCTTCTCTACAATTTCAAGGTACATCTTTCTCATACTAGGTGAGCATCCATTAATAAAGTCTAGTTCAATGTGTAGCTCATTAATGTAAGCTAGGTCAGTAGCTAGGTTATAAGCTGTGAACTTACTCAGTCCATACACATCACACTTCTTATTATAGTATCTATAGATCTCACTACACTTCCATCCATAGAATAGATCATCAGGAAGCTTGTCAATGAAATCTGCACAGGAAGCAAGAAACCTTTCTCCTCTATTAAGCTCTCTAGTCATTACCTGAATAGCAGGAGACTTGTAGTTAGGAGAGAGCTTAGCCTTAGCTGAGTTAAGCTTAGTTGCTATCTTTTCAAGCTGGTGTATAGTCACAACATCATGTTCATTAGTACATCTTCTGACATACTTTTCATGACCTATATAACGATACACATACACAGTAAGAAGCTTATCCCTAAGGGGTACTCTAGCTGTGTTTAGTGTTCTAATAAACATTTGAGACATGTCATCAAGGTATTTTAGATTGTTAGGAAGATCATATCTGTAAAGATCTCCCACAGTCTTGTTACCTATTCTGTACTTGTGCTCAAAGGCATCTCTACGCTTTAACACATAGAGCTTAAACTCTTCAAGTTTATTCATATTTACTCCTTTAAGAAGCCTAGTTAGTTGGGTAATAGAAGCGAAATCAAAAATATATAGGAACATAAATCGTGAGAATAACTTTGGGTGTAGAAATATCTATGGAAAGTCTTTTTGTACTAACTAGGCTTGTCAAAAAAGTAAATACCTTACAGAGAGTAGCTAGTGTGGGAATCACAAGTGCTGGCAATCGAAATAAAAATGTAATCTATAAGGAGATCCTAGCTACTCTGTGTAAGGTATCCACTAGGGATACCACTTAATTATTCTGCATCTGCCCAATCATCATCTGCATCCGAGTCTGTTGAGCCTTCTTCTTCCTCTTCATCAAGAGCAAATATGTCACGTACATTGAATTGTCGTTTTCCATTGTAAGGATCACCTTCTTTGATCTCAACTCCCATGTACTTACCTACAATATCATCTGTGTCAATATCATCTGAGTTAGGATCAAGACCTACAGCTTCAATGATCTTGTAGAGTTGTTCTTGTCCATAAGTATTGTCACGTACAAACAAGTTGAACATAGTAAGGTTTTCACCAAAGTTACCACGAAGCACAAACTTGTAGAAAAGAGCTCCTGTGTTTTGGTTAGTTCCTTGTTCTACAGCTTCCACAAGTACTTCATACTTACCTGGTGTGTAAATAAATTCACGGACTTCAGGTGCTTTTGCTTTAAATGATAGTTTTGACATAGTTATTCTCCTTTAGCTTCTTCTTTTGTTTCTTTTGCTTTAGCTTCCTTAGCTTGTGTTGTTCCATCTGTGTATCCTACAACTACATCCCAAGTAGGGTTAGTTACAGTTTCAGGAATTGATAGTCCAGGTTTGCGTGTTACCTTCAAGTTGTATGCAGGGTTTCCTGACAAACGTACTTGGTAGAAATCTTTAGACTTCTTAACACCCTTAACCACTTTAGACTTAAGTACTCGCTCAGTGTGTCCAATAACACGACTTGATGCTGTAAGGTACTTGCCAACACTTTCCATTAAGTTAGGAATGATAGATGCTGGAATGTTTTCATCAACTACATCCTCAAGGTTGACTGATTTTTGCTGGCAGATAACATACACATTCTTACCTGCATAGGATATAGCCACAAGTTCATCAATAAGTCCTTTGAGGATAGTTGATGCTTCACCATACATAGGAAGAGTCATCTTCTTGCTTGAAGCTTTCTCCATAAGGTGCTTATAAAGAAGCTCTTGCACTCCTGTGAAGTGATCCACAGCAATACTATCAAAGCCTTTAGCATAGTTCATAGCTTCCACTACATCATCCCATGTGTGACATTCTGCTACTGCAAAACGCTCATCAGGAGATACTGAAGCCAATCCACGGTCAGTATCAATTACCAATACACTGCTAGGAAGTGTGTTGATGAATGTAGTTTTTCCTGAACCTGGTTCACCATAGAATGTTGTCAGTGTGTGTAATTTAATTTTTGTTAGTTTTTGTAATTTCATTTGTTCCTACTTTCCTGTGCTTCCATAACCACCACGGTTTTCATTACCTAAGTGGTCAACTTCTTTAAAATGAATATTAGGTTGGTTTTCAATAATTCTGAATTGACACAAGCGCTGTCCTTCTTCAATAAGTCCATCACGTGTAGCATAGAACTTAGCTCCCCAATAATCTTCATCACCACAGTAAGAGTTATCAATAACTCCTACACCATTTGTGAGAAGCAAGCCTGTGTTTTGAAATAGGCTTGATCTTGGTGCAATATGAGCTTCATAACCTTCAGG